TTCTTGCCTATGTGCTTCGTAATCATCGCTAGCATATCTAATATTCCAATTAGTCACAGCAGGAATCCCTCCATCCGCAAGATTTGCACTTGAAATGTGCATGTTCTGGGTCAAGATTGTTGCCACACAATGGGCATGCATCAAAAATGGCTAATGGACAAGCTTCACTCATTGATAGCCTCTTGTTTTGCTGGATTATCAAGTGAAATATCAGCATGTTCATTTAATGCACTAATAATCTCTTCTGGTTTATGTCCTTTAAGCATATATCTCTTAAAAGTGTGTGAAGGTATGTGTTTTAAACTAGAAAGCAATGATCTTGCTTGATCATGGTTAATGCCCATGCCACGAGCAGCAAGATATTTTGTAATTGGGTGAGTAAATTCTTCACCAAACTGAGCCAATGGGTGAAAACCATTTCCATGCCATGCTTCAAGCAATTCTTTGGAATCAATTCCATGTTGATAAGCCATTGCAATGTGAGCTGGCTTCATTACACTGTAACGCAATGGAGTAAAGCCAGAAGATGGTTCTAATTCTGTTGCATTGCTTTCTGGTAATGGATTTTCTTCTCTAAATTGCTTAGCTGCTGCACCTGCTGGAGTTTCACCAAAATTAATCCCCTTAGCACTACCAAGTTCAGTGGCATATGGATCTTGAATGGTGTGTGGCCTAGCACTGCGATAAAAATTCTCAATTAGATAATCATGAGGTACACCAATGCTCATTGCTCTCTTGTAATCTGCTGGTTCAATGCCAAATGCGTACGCTTCACGTAGGTCATCCATTTTAGCAGGATCCCAGTCAGTGTGTTCATGTGCAGGAAACTCTGCTGTTCTTTGATCAAGAATTTTTCCAAGACTTTCTTGATCAAAATCACCAGTATTAGCGTTGTAACCTATCTTGAATGGCAAAGCAATGTCGTGATTTCTGTCCCAACCGTTAGCTTGATTGATTTCTCTCTCTTCTAACACTTCAGGTTGTGAATTGTAAATGCTAACTGGGTCTTTGCGTCCTTCACCAATATAAGTTTTAAGTTCAGTGGTTGGAGCAGGTCTACCTTCCAACTCATCTTCAGTGATTTGGTGGTCTTGCGTTAGTTGATTGAACACATTTAGTATATCTTCGTGTTTACCGTCGTCAAATGATGGATTGCGTTCGTAAAATTTCAATTTATCGTGAAGAATATGCACTCTATCGAGCGCTTCTTCTCTAGATATTGATCCTGAGTTAAATTTTAGCATTAATAAACATCCGTTATTCCATCTGTATCGTCAGAAGGAGGGTCGAGAGGTGGAAGTAAACCATTATCTGGATCAAGACCTTCTGGTGTCAATCCTTTAATAACATTTTTAGCTTTGTTAATTTTATCTTTTACATAAACACCAGCTACACCTGGTGTTGTTTTTAACATTTGTTTAGCATTTTGTCTTTTTTCAGGATTTGTCAAAATTTTAGCTGCATTTGTAATATCGCTCATCATTGTTTTTGGCCCTTCTGGCCAAACAATATTATACATTTGAGTTAAATGGCTTCCAATCGAGTCTGATGCAACTGGGCCTGTTTTGGTAGCGTTATTTAAATTGCTATTAAAACTATTTTGTGTTTTGGTAGTAGCATATCTAATAGCCCACTTCATTCCAATGACTTTTCTTGTAGAAATGTCAATTACAGGGGCTTTTTTAGCATATTCTTCAGCTTTTGCGGGAAATTGTTCTCCTAAAGCTTTAATATTTTGCAATAAACAAGTGTGACATAGTCTGAGAGGACTTGTCATGCGAACATCATTAACTAAATGTTTAGCATCCCTCTCACAACCATCCATTTCACACTTCATTTGATCAAACCTCTAACATATTTTTCTGCTTCGTAGTCTGAAGCTGCTGTTGTGTGTATACCGCCATGACCTCTGTGATGAAATTCGCATAACCACTCAAGATTTGCAGCACTTTCTACCCATGCACCGACGTTTTCGGGGTCTGAGATACCAGGGTAGTCTACTTCTAGCCACTTAAGGTCGACTCCGTTCTGTAAAGAGAACTCAACATGGCTGTGATGCAACTCTAGAGGTTTATCTAGAGCACATTCACTAAAATCATTACGATGCAAACCAACAGAACACTGCGCAGTGTCTTTCGTTCTGCGTCTGTAAGCGTTGAAGTCCTTGTAGTGAGGGTCTTTTTCGCGCTCCGGATGATCAGGATAGCAAATAGTATATCTATGAGTAACATTTTGCTCGTGTTCTTCGACTGACATAGTAATTATTCACTATCTACAGCAGAAAATCCATCCTGATACGTGCTATTTGTATTAATTTCTTCACTAAAATGCTTATTTACCTTAACTGAGGACATTTGTGTACGTACTTTGTCGTAATATTCTTGTGTAGTACAACCTATACAGTTGCAATTTTTTAACATAAATTATCCTTTTTAAATATATATAAGAGCGCGGGGGTCTGTCAAGTCTATTCGGTGAAAATTTTAAATTATTTTTCGGTTTTGAACACTTCTGGATTGCCTTGGATCATTTCCATAAAGTTTTCATCAGTCTGTGGGTTGTAATCAGCTTGCCAAGTTGGTGCAGAATCCACTCTAGATCGATTATTTCGTTCTGAATGATCACGAACTAGTCGGTGAACTAAACTATGTACTCTGTTGGAACGCCAGTGAGCTGAAAAAGGATCTTTTTTAGCAACATTTCCCATCTCAGCCATGTTTCCTACATCTGGAATGTCTTGTGGATAGCCTGCAAAAAATGATTCACGAACACCTGGATGCTTACTAGTAGCAAGTTTTGATAGATTCTGTGCATCAACGACGTGACTCATAGGGTTTAACTGGTTATTTATGACGTGGTGAATGTTAAATGTCTGAGTAAAATCAGGAGTTCTTGCCATTTCCCATAGTCTTACATGCATTGGATCATTACCAATTAATGCAGTATCACCCAAAGTTTCTCGAATGTTCTTCAATGTACCATTTGCAACAACATGGAATGGATCTTCTTGAGGAGCTCCTGACATAATACCAACGTATTCTTCACCATGAGAGTCTTTTGGATCAATTTCTTTTCTCTTTGTACCAAAATGTTCATGCGCAGCATCTTTAGCTATTTGAAAATATTTGCGAAGATCAGTTTCTCCAGCTTCAACAAGTCTTCTCATTCCGGTTGCAGCACCATGAGCAGCAGCTCCAGCTCTCAAGTAAACAGAATCATGTTTGTGTTGACCAGTTCTTCTGTCAGTCATGTAACGACTAGGATAAATTGCTTCTCCATTTGCATCAGTACCAATACGAATAGAATCAGAATTGACTAAAAGTTCATTTAATGAAATAGGTTGGTTGCGTCCTGGTACTTGAAGCATTAACATTCCGTAATCTGCTAAACTTGGAGTGTGAGTAGCAGTTCCTTGACCATAATGTGGTTTTTCACAACCATCACCCAAGTAGTGTGTGTGACCATTCTTGTCACCAGTAATACCCATTGTTTCAGAAACTTCACGAGGAATAAGTTCGTCAGCTATACCTTGCCATCTACCACCACATTGAGGGTTAAGACATCTTCTAGCTTGTGTACCATCTTCATTCTTTTGACCTTCAATAGGTGAACCTTGGCATCCTTCACGATAATGTTCAACCATTCTTTGGTGAGCTCGATCTGTTAGTTCACCATGTGGAGTCGATGAAAGTTCTGACCAACCTTCTAGTCCACTACCTTGCGGTGGGTAGACTTGTGTAATCTCTTTAACCTTACGCACTTTTATGGCAAGACGTTGTGAATTGAATTTTCTAACTGGTTGTTTTTTACTGTTAAATGATGGCATGTTATTCCTTGTTTCGTTGTAGCTTATCAAGTAACTTCAACGCTTTCATTTGTATAAAATCTTTTTTTGACAAAGCTTCTGGAAGCACACCATCAGTGTTTGCAAAACAGTCTCTACAAATATTATCACCATTAAATGATTTGTTAGTAAGAGGAACATTCTGACGACAGCTTGGGCAAACAGTATGACCTGGCATACCAGCATAAGGTGTAAATTCTGAAGTTATTATTTCTTTGTTTATTTCTGGGTTAACTCCACGTAGTGCTGTATAACATTCTCTACAAATAGGTTGATTGTCATCATCTTTGAATTCCAAGTATCGAAGAAATGGTTCCGTCATGGTTGAGTCAATAGTTATTCGGTTCAAAGCTTTGCAACTTGGGCATTCACCTAATAGCCTAGTATCTTGGTTGATACGTGATAGACCTTCTGGCGCTACCTTACGACGAACATCTTGTTTTTTCTCACTACCCAAAGATTGAAGGTATGCGTCCCATAGATCACCCATTATAGATCGTACCTTTGTTGTTGCTTTTGTTCTTGGTCAATTTTAATACGAACATCGTCGGGCAATTCATCCATTGGAATGTATTCACCACGTTCATTTGTTGGACGCATACTCATATCTCTTGGTGTTGGACGCATATACATATCTTTTGGTTCTGCGGGTGTACTGTGTTCTTCATTGAATACTTTGCGTATATCTTCTATGATATCAGAAGTTTCTGCAGGTTCAAAAGCTACTTCTCTTAGCTTGTTACAATGTTGGCAATCAGGAAATTGCTTTTCGTGGTCAGCGGCAATTAGATTCATAACTTCTTGAATTGTACCGGCAGTGGCAACTCCATGTAGAGTTGGAATGATTCTTGTATCAATTAGATTAGATGCTAATTCGTGGTGTTGCTTTGCGATTTCATCGCTTGTAGCATACTTAGAACCTTTGTAGTGAGCAGGTAGATCACTCTCTTTGGCAACAGGGTGCTTTTCCCACATATTATTAAAATGTTGCACCATTTTGTTGGCAGCATCATTTTCTTCTTCAATGGGTTGCATTTGGAAAATACCTGTTCCATAGCAGTAAGGACAATCAGGGTTATTGTTGTGACAAGGACATGGAACCATATCGTTTTCATAACCCATAGCACTATTAAACTCGTGCCTGTTCATAGCATGCTTAGAATTAAACATTATTGAATTCTTGCGTTGTATCTCTGGCTAGTTTGAGCGCCGTGCCAAGTACGTTGGTCGCCAATGAATGGAATTTTTTCGGGGGCTTCTACTACAGGAGCAGTCACTACAGGTTCCTCTGTAACGGCCTCTACAGGGGCTACAGGGACCTCTACAGGCTCTTCTACAACCACTGGCTCTTCTACCAAAATTTCTTCTTGTAGAACATCACTAAGGCCTTGTAGAGCTTCCTCTATAGGTGCTTCTATCTTAGTTGTTTTAGGTTTTGCTGTAGCCATTGGTAAGACCTTTCATTTTGGGTAAGTACTACCATCTCCTTTAAAATGTAGGCCATTTTACATTATTTGGTACTTTTATGAACCAGTCTCTTGATAAAATTCTGGCTTGTGATACTTGTCACTGTAGTCCAACATGGTTACTAAAGAGTATTTGACTCCTGATTTAACTGGCATGGCTCGGTGTGGGTAAGCAAATGTAGAAGGGAATACAACTAAATCTCCAGCTTTTGGTTTTATGTTTAGATCTTGGAGCCTGAAATATATTTCTCCACCCTCATAATCGTCATTCAAATATGATACGAGTGATACTGTGCAGTTATATGAAAAACCGTGATCATGATGCTCCATGAAGTGTTGCCCTTCACCATAACGAACAAAGTTAAAAGCTTCCCAATACCTTAGATTATGGATATTGTTTGTTCTTGAATAATCATCAACTGCTGCTTTTTGTGCATCGTAACATTCTTGCCAAATCTGTTGTAATTCTTGTGACTCTGTGCTAAGGTCGCGCTCTATGTCACTTTTCTTAAATTTAAAATCAATACAGTCCCTGTATTCTGGCATTCTTTCTTGGTAACCAACATAGGCTGGTTGCCAATTGTAATGGTTATTACCATTCAAAACTTTTTCTAGTCTCTTTATAATATCCCACTCTGGCTTAATTACATCTCTATAGAGTGTTATGCAATTGCCTAGATCTTCTTTAGAACTCCAAGTTTGTTCATAAGTCATTTCTTCTTGCATGTTCATTATAATTCTCCTTTGTATTCTAGACTAGGATCTGGCAAAATTTTTTCACCTTTTGCTTCTGATTCTTCCCAACCTTGTAATTGTACAGCTTGTTCTTCTCTGGTTTTCTTAAGTTCTTCAGCCCATTGATCTATTTTTTCTTGACTATACTCTGATTCTGCATAATCCCAAAATTGGCCAATGGTGAATCTTTCCCCAGATGTAATCAATGATACACCATGTTGATTATTATGTCCACCATCAAATGCTGCAAGTAGCCCAGTTTTTGGTTTTATTGAAACGCCATGATCAGGAAAATATAATTCTCCACCTTCGAAATCATCGTTTAAATATATAAAAGTTGCCCACTTGCTTCTTTCAAATGCATTGTATTCACCATTCGTGCTATTGTCTGAATGAGGATGTGTGAAACCTCCCGTAGCCCATATTTGGGCATGAGGCACGCCAATTGGTGTTAATTCAGCACCACGAGCAATCTCTGCAGATTCTTTCATTCTAGCACTCAAAGATTCAACAAGATCTTTAGGTAATCCAAAATCAACAATATCATCACCTATCGGTAAATTGGCTGCAGATGATCCATAAAATCCAATTTTATTCCATTTAAGATTACCATGGTTTTTTGAGTGATCCCAGTATTTAATAATGGCATTGCATTCTTCTTTGCTTAAAAAGTTTTCAAATACAACAATGTTATCTTTATAATTTATTTTATTCATATTATACAACATATTTACTACTATTTATGTGAGCTATTTCTAAATGATTTATATTTACGTGTTTTGGTAGTGAACCAACCCAACGTATGGCTTCAGCCATATCTTCTGCAGCTAATGCATTGTCTTTCTTTTCTGTTTGAGTATCAATAGTTCCTGGGCAAATTTCTGTTACTGTAATTCCATAATGTGGGAACTCTAACCTCATAGTGTCAACTAAACCCATTTGGCCTCTTTTTGCATTTGAATAATTGCCTGACCCTCTAAATGGAACTTGCCCACACAAAGAAGAAATAAATATAATTTTTGGTGAATTGGATTTCATCATTGAAGGAATAAGCAACTGAGAAATGTACATTGGGCCACCTACATTGATATCATAGGCTCTTCTAAAGTTTTCCATAGTCTCATTTATTAGATACGTTGGACCAGCACCACCACCAGCATTGTGAACCAATAGATCTATAGTGTTTTCTTCATATTTTTTACAAAATAATTCAATTGATTGTTCATCTGTTACATCTAATCTATTTACTTCAACGTTCTCAGATTTTAAATCTTCCATAGCATCTAAATTTCTGGACGCTGCAATAACTTTATATCCACTATTTTCTAAAAGCTTGACTGTGGCCCTACCTACGCCTTTACTTGCTCCAGTAATTATTGCTGTTTTCATTATTTTCCTTCAAATTCTAATTCTGGTTGTTCTCCTCCATGGAAAACCATATCATTATGTATCCAATGACCTGTAACCATATACTTGAAACCAGTTTTGACAAGATGAGCAGTATGAAAGTATGGAGAAGAAGATGGGAAAATAACAACACTGTTTGCTTTTGGTTTAATACCTACATCAAATTGTTTTAACTTTAAAGCTTCATCATAATCTATTTCAATCCAAGGTTTTTTTATAATGTCATCCTCATAGCTTACCATTTTAAAAGAAATTTCTCCACCTTCAAAATCATCGTTTAAATACATGACTAAAGAATATCTTAATGAATTATCACCATCTAACTGATCATAATGAGAACCCATCCATGCTCCAATGTTATATTTTTTTATATTAAACGCTGGAAATAATCTTGGTTTTTCGTAATCGCCTAAAGATTCTGCATAATCTTTAAAAACTTCATACTGAGCATTTTTAATAGTGTTAAAAATATATAAAAATATTTCTTTTGATTCTTGATCTTTTAATTCATTAATTCTATAGAAATCAAACTGTTTAGAATCTCCATAGATATAAGATTGATCATTGGATGAAGACCATACATTCCAATCAATATTTGCTTCTTTTAAAGTTTTCATAAAGTGTTCAAAATCTGGTATTACATTTTCGTAATAATAAATTTTTTCATGTAGTATTTGCTTATCCATATAACTCCTATTTAGTATTGTAGTTTTCTATTACTGTCCAAAAAAATGGACAGGTAAATCTAAGCCCAGAAGTTACTGTTGTAACTCCATGTACATAATTCTTGTCCCCTGGGAAAAAGTATGCTGAACCTGCTCTTGGTTTAATTTTTATATTTTGATCAGGAAAGTATAATTCTCCGCCTTCGTAATCATCATTGAAATAAAAGATTGATGCTATGTCATAATTCGGAAAGGCATTTGGTTTACCAGCATCTGGTCCTTCATGCAACTCTTTGTCAGCATGCGGCATTTGTAATGTTCCTACTGGCCATTTAACAACTGCAGGTCCTGTTGGCATAGCATTTATATTAAAAAATTTATCTACCTTAACTTTAAGCCTCTGTTGCATATTTTGAATCAAAGGCAATATTGTTGGATCTACTTTTTCCAAAGTAGTAGATGTTGCTACTCGATCAGCCCAATAGTTTGCATCATAAGTAACTGTTCCATTTTCATTTGTTTTGCTTTCGGTGATATCCCATACTGTATTATTGACAGCAAAATCTCTAAGTTTTTCTTGTTCTTCTGGCGTAAGAAAGTTTGATACTTCTACAATGTTATCTGGTGAGTCTCCAAAGTAACCAGATGGTATAAGTGACACAAAGTCACTTTGATCATTATCTTTATTTACAATTATTTTTTCCATATTATTCACTTTCAATGACTTTCAGTCTTATTAGTTTAACTTCATGTTCACCAACAGTTTTTCCTTCATGGTTTACAGCATCCCTATAAAAATCTGAGAACTTACCAGTTTTATTAATGTGACTTATCACTTCGTTATATCCTATATAGTCTTGACGATATGAAATTGGCAGCTCGCTATAGTTCTTCATATGTAGTTCTGTGTTCTGTAAACTAGTTAAAGATATTGGAATGACTGCTATTACTGGAGTACCTGCGTTAATAGTTATTTCTTTATTAGCTTCTGTTATTCTCCATGCGCATGGTAAACTACTATTATAAAAAGAAGCACTTATTATGGTTGTAAATGGTGATACCCCAGGGATGTGTTGGTTTGGAACTGGCATAGTCAATAAGCTATAATTGTTTGGTGTTTTAAAAACAAAACCAGTATTAAAACTTATAGTTGCATTTCCCCTATTAGGGTGAACATATTTTTCTCCAGCTGTTATTTTAATATGATCTGGTGTAGTATCAGAAATGCCATCCCAGATAAAGGTAATATCTTCAGGAAAAGAAATACCCCAACCTAATCCGTTAGCAACGCTTATTGGAAAACATCTATAAGCGTGAGCGTCAACCGTCTCATCCATCCATTTTCTTTTTACATTCAATGGAGCAATGTTAGAATAATTAGGATTCATTTCATAAACAACAAAATCTTCTATCATTGTTCTTCCTCTGGTATTGGTTTTCTGTTACCGAGCATTCCTATAAATTCACGATCTTTCATATTAAACCCACCAGTTACTGCATGAGCACATTTATATAAATCAGAAACCACAAGATCACCTTTTTGCCATTCGTGAACAATTCTATTGTTTTCATCATTAATAACAAAATTACGAATATCAGTCATTATAGTATCAAACTTCAATTGTTCCATTGGTGTACATGGTCTTCCATCATACTTATTGAGTATGTTATCATCACGGAATTGTACACGAAGTAAAGGTTCATTTGTTATCCAATGATAACCAATTGGTGAATACTCGATGACACGATTTTTTGGAACAAATTCACGAATAGTTTCATCAAAATAATCATCATAATCATTGCCAGTAACATCTGCGGTGCATTTTTTTAAAAATTCTTTAGTTTCATTTGGGAGTGTATTGTAAAATTTTTGCATATCATAGAAATAAGTTCTACCATTTTTTTTATCAGTATTCATAATGGTATTGTTCCAATTTCCATAAACTATATCGTTTGAATGATAAACATGTTCTTGATGCCACCATGACCTCAGATCATCACAAGAGTCATCATTAGCATTTTTGTTAAAACCTTTGTGAGTCATTATGTAATAATCATTTTTACCTTGTGTTTTATTAGGGAAACCATTGAATATTTCTCCAAAAATAAGATGTAGTTTATTTTGTTCTTCAAAACTAAGGTTAGCATTTCTAAAAACAAATACAACTTCTTCTAATAACATATTTAAGTAAAGTTCGGGGTTTTTTTCAATATGTTCTAAACCTAGCCATTTGATAATTTTTGGTTTTTTCATTATTAAATAGTCCAATTATCAGCTTTATTTATATCTGTTGTATAAAAAGATATAATAGTGTATCTAATTCCATTAATCACAGGGCGAACTCCATGAAGATATTCACGTGTTCCTGAAAACTCAACCATCATTCCTGGTTCTGGTTTTAATGTAAGATTATGTTGTGGAAAATATAATTCTCCACCCTCAAAATCATCATTTAAATAACAGATAGATGAGTAAATACGGTGTGGGTATGGATGTTCACCATCTTCAGGATTATTTTGTTCACAATCTGAGTGGGGTGGCTGTTCATAACCTTTAGGCCATCTAACAATTTGTAATGTGTCCCCATAGATTGGTACGGTGATGCCTTGTATTTCGGTGATATTTTTAATAATTCGTTTTCGTATATTGACAATTAATTCTATAATTAATTGATCTTTTGAATTAGCATTATTAATAGAATTTAAATCAAACGTTCGGTTATGCCAAAAACGTGATTTTGTTGCGTTCCAATCTTTTGGAGTATCATACTCAATATAGTTAATAATTGCGTTTACTTCTTCTGGCGTTAAAAAATTTTTGTTTATTGATATCATTTTTGACTCGCGATCCACTGCTCTTCAGTCATTGTTCCATTGATAACGTCAATATAATCTTTGCCTTTAGTATAAAACCAATGATTACTTTCAACAAAAAAGAAAAAAACCATACCAACAAATCCAGAAGCAGGATTGGGAAATTCATCACGCCAATGTTCTTGTATTTCTCCACAATAAGCTAATGCTTGGTTGGGGTGAAGAGTGTAAGGTGTACCTTCAACATATAAATCCCAAGGCTCTGATTGGTAAAGACACATATCTATTATGTAGGTGCAAGCGTTGATGTCCTTGTGTTTTCTAAGATATGGTACTATATCCCCTATAGTCTCATAATGAACAAACAACGCGTAACTTGGCAATAAACCAGGAGCTTCAAAAAGTTCTTTCGCCATGTCTATTGTTTTGTCATGTGCAATTTGTAGTATAGAACTTTGGTCAGTATCTATAAGATAACGACCTGGCATTAAGCTACTGTCTCCATGACTAGTAGCTTTTGAACGAAGGTCATTTTCTAACGCATTGAATAATTCTGCATCGAATAAATTTTCTATTATCTTTGGTTGCATTAGTTTTTGTTTAACTATTGTCAGTTACTGGTTGTTTGATGTGAAGTATTGGTTCGCCAGTGGTTGTATCTTGATAGACTAAACCTAAACCTTTATCCCTTAGTTCTTTTACTTTAGGATCATATGCAAAAGTTGTTGTAACGTACCTGACATTATCTCCAGTTACTGGTCTAACCCCATGGAAGTATCTTCCTACTCCTGGGTGAATCAACACGTCACCTTTTGATGTTTTATATTGCAATGGTTCTGGATCTAGTATTCTTGGGTAATAAATCTCGCCGCCTTCAAAATCACTTAAATAGATTGTAAAAGACAATTGAACAAAATTGTTTCTACCCATATCTTCTGTAGGATTGTCGGAATGTTCAAACATACCTTGACCCTTTTGTATCCTATGTATAGAACCAGGATCTCCAAGGAACCAGTCATTTGTAAATAGAGTTGCTATTTTTTCTTTAAGCTCTTTAAGCCTTTTGTTTACATCTTTGTTATCAGCAACAAATAAAAATTTTCCATGCCACCATGGTCTATTATCTCTTTCCCACCATTGCTCCTCTGGAACAGATTCTGCATAGTTAACAAGATAATCGCAAAGTTCATCTGGGATAAGGTTTTTTAGTACCCATATGTTCTCTTCAACTTGTAGATAATTAGGGTGTGATTTGATTTTGTCGTAATTAAATAATTCCATACTTACTTAGTCAACATTCTAGATCTTTTACATATGTGACAAAAGTCCTAGTTTCGCGGGCAACGCGGCTCGCATATATATCCTCGAAATTTCTAAATCTTTAAACAAATTTTCTATTATTTTGGGTTGCATTATATTCCAGTAAAATTGTAAGGGTTTGCTTTAATTGTTGGGTCATCTGTAAAGGCAAACGGTGCGGTGAATCGTGAGCCAGAAATGATCTTAGTTACTTGGTGCTTTAAGGTCGCATCGTATATAACAAGTGTACCTTGTGCTGGTCGTTCGCTAAAATTAATTTCAGGAAATTCAATAAAACCACCTTCATAATCATTTGGGTCTGAAAGATACACAATAGCATTAATTGTCTGTTTACCTTGAGCCTGATCGTCGGTATGTAATTGTATTGAATGACCTGTTCCCATGCAGTTAAACATTAAGTCAACAAAGTACTTAACACCGTCATAACCAAGTGCAATAAAACGTGTAACTACGTTTTCAATAAATTTTTCAAGGATTGGGTCTTTTGGATTATAAAATACTTTGTATGCTAATTCTTTGGTCCATTCGTAGTCGTCGCCTGGTAAAGCATTGAGAACGGTAATGACATTATTGCATTCATCTTTTGTACAAAAGTTTGGTATTTCAATGAATTTTAATGACTTGGATTCCATACTTACTTAGTCAACATTCTAGATCTTTTACATATTTTAAGGGGCCGACGCGCGTAGAATAAAAAAGGACCGCCCGCAAATCGATTTCCTTATGTTTTCGTTACTTCCCTTATTATATAAGGTCTTTAGCTTATTCTACTATTCCTCATCATTATTCCATGTATCATGAGAAACTCCTCCGCTATAA